CGATTCGGTCAGTTGGAGGAGTTCTTCAATTCTTCAACAGTTTCTTGCAAGCTTTTAATTTCACTTTCTTTTTTTTCAATTTGAAAATTTTTAACTTCAACAACTTTTCTGAAGTTTTTATTTTCAAGAGAAAGAATCTTTACTTCTGTTATAAGTTTTTTAATAATATCTGCAGCACCGAAGTCTGTCTTAAAAACGGATCCGCTGACAAGCTGGTTATGTTTTCGAATCGCAACTTCTAGGAGAAGGAGCCGAGCTTTCTCTGTTTTTTTCATTTGGTGGCTCCTTTACCATTGTTTAGATCCTGTTTTTATCTTCGGAAAAGAAAATTTCAATATCTTCTTTATTAAATTGGGATTGAATCCAGTATTTCATATCAGTTTCTGTTTTGAATTCAACCAGTTGTCCATCATTAAATAGTTTCCAGACACCAACTTCTCTCAAAATATCCATTTTATTAAAGACAAGTTTGTTAACACCGTTAATTTTGCATGCGCGATTAAGCAAGTCAAAGTCCATCCAGTTACATTGTCTTGGGCGCCCGGTGGTCGCACCATACTCTTCGCCAAGGTCGCGGATTTGTTGGAAGATCGGGTCATCCGGTTCGAAATTTTTTGCCCCGACATATGTCTCATATATCTTCGCAACGCCCCAAACATCCCTGGTCCATGATGGTGGGATCCCATTTAGCAAGGCGCCAGCAGACGTGCAGTGGCTAGAAGTTACGTAAGGATAATCACCCCAATCAATATCGAGCCCGAATCCTTGGGCTCCTTCGCACAAAATTTTTACTTTTTTGTTGTCATGGAACTCTTCATAAAGATCAATTAGGTAAGGTTCGAACTCGGGCACTTCCTCTGCGCGTAGGCCGTCTCTAGAATACTTATCGCGATAAGCCGGCCCGTTGCCTCTTTTTGTCGTGCCAATTTGCGTATCGGAACCATCCTCGTTTAAATGATCATTTGTTATGACGTGCGCATTCTTAGCAATAAAGACCAAACCGTCGGGATTGATATCTCCTTCTTTTAGTTCCTCCAGTTCTTTGAAAAACTGCTCTTTGTTGACAACGCAACCAGAACCAATGATAGATTTTACGCCAAAGAATACGCCGGCCGGTATGTGATGGGTGACGAACTTTCTTCCATTGTGATATATTGTGTGACCTGCGTTGCAGCCTCCGTTATATCTTAATACATGAGTGTATTGCTTGTATCTGCACAAATAGTGCGTAACTTTTCCTTTTCCGCAATCTCCATATTGCAGGTCCACAGTTATATCAGCTAGCATTTAAATTCCTTATTGTTTGATAACCCACGCGCAAATTTTATTTGCTAAATGATCTCTCATCGCGTCATCGGCTTCTTCGCGGGTTCTGAAAAATTGTTTTTTGATTTTGCCGAATCGTGTTTCTATATTCAAATAATATGGATAAGTTTTCTTATCCTTTAGCTTTTCTTTTTCTGGAACAATGTCGTCGTTTATTCTATCCAGCTTATATCTAACTTCTTTGTATTGTATATACTCTGGATCTATTGCTTCTCGGACGACGCGCCATCCACGAATCGCTGCTCTAATTTTTTTTAGTTGATGTACCGTATAGTTTATTAATTCCATCGTCGTCACCAGTTAAGTCAATTACGATAACGCTGCCTGATGGTGCAGCTTCTTGCTCTTCTTTCCACTTCTTATATCTCTCATAATCCTCATCATACGAAGGAATAGGCAAATATAAGGGTAGTTGGTTGCTCATTTGCCTTGGCCCCTATACCTTTTCTTGTAAGTCTTTGGGATGGTTGAGCCTCCTACGCCGCCGCCCTTATGAGAGCGCTTTGTAAATTTACCATTTCCAATTCTGGTTTTTTTCTTACTTGTAGAAGTTAACTTGCCGATTTTTTTAGCCATTTATTATGCTCCTTTAAAAGCGTTTCTTATTACCAATATACTCTATATCGTCTAATTTGTCAAGCTCAATCTGCCTTTCGAACATAGTTATTCCATTTAAATGATCTATTTCATGCTGCACGCACACACATTCCAACAAATTATTCTCGCCGAAATACAACAAGCCTCTATGATTATCTGCCTGAACTGCGATATTTGCGTAACGTTGGGTTACCACTGCTTCACCGGGGAAAGATAAGCATGCTTCCTGGAAAAAAATTTTTTTGAACGAGTTTTTTATGACCGGATTCACCAACACCACCTGCCTATTCACATTTATTACACACACCGACGCGTCGATTCCGATTTGATTCGCGGCGAGGCCGACGCCCGTGGAGGTCTTTTTAAGTTCTGATAACAATATCCGGCCTATCTTTTCGCCTTCTTCTACTTCCACCTTTTTACAAGGCTTAGAAAGCTCGCTGGAGTCTGTTACAATCTCGTATTCTTCATTCATTTGAAACCATAAAAGCTAAAACAAAAAATTGGGTTAAAATTAGCGCGCTCATATATAAGAGTAATTTTAACTTTTCTCTACACACAAATAACTAGATTCTCGTGGAGGCTTTTCCTCTAATTCATATATGCCATAATACTCAAAAAGTATTTTAACAAAAAAGAATATAGTCATCGCCATGCCGAATCCAGAACACACATCGGCAATATAGTGCTGCTTTAATACTAATGTGGACATCGATATACCTAAAGCCCAAAGCAAATACAGCGATTTTATTCCCTTGAGAGAGGCAGCGACTTTAGAATAAAACACTCCCCAAAATAATATCCACGCAAAAGTAACGTGTCCACTTGGAAATGTGTTGTTCGCTCCGTCTATTTGTCTCGTTAGATCAACTAACAATTCTGATATCGTGTTAATTTGAAATTCTTCTCTCGGATAAAATGAAGGGAAAAGCAAATACATAGAGTTTAATACTATAGTTGCTAATACACAAGACCAAAATGTAGTGAAAAAGATTCTTTTTGTTTTAACGAGCAAGATCATGGTGACGCCAATTATTGGCATTATGCTATGATAAATCCAGATATACTCCGGCATAAACGGAACTGCGCGATCAAAATCTGTCATCAAATCGACTTCGTGTTTGGTCACGTACCCTTGAACTACAAAATATAAGACTAAATTAAAGAAGCTTAAAATTAAGAAATATTTAGCCTTAACTTTTGTAGACATGTCTGCCCTCTCTGGTCTAAAGACAAAAGTGTGAACGAACGGTGCGAAAAGATTTCTACACCTTACTTATAACTATGTGTAATTTATCAAAAAAGTAGAAAACAGGTGCTATTTCCAATAAATTTGTATAAAAATTATCAGACATGCTAAAAATATACTGCTCAAAGTTTTAAAAGTGAAAATACTTTCCTTTGCGATAAAGTATGTTAATACAGCAAACACAAATGTTGAAACACCGAAACCTATCAGCCTAGACGACCATAGGAGGCCAGTCGAATCAACAATATTTTTAACTGCATGCCAAAAACACAAACTCATGGGCATTGCAAATATCGCTACAGATACAAAAGGTTTGTCTCTCCACCAATCCCACACAAATTGTGAATTAAATTGAAACCAAGCAAAGACGTTACCAATAATAAAAAATAGTATTCCTATTATTAATTCCACTAATTTTCTCTTACGGAAATATTTTTATTTGCCAGATTAATCATGGCGCTGTGTTTGCTAAGTAAAATTGTTCTCAAGATAAAAATATCTGTCTCTGTAACACTAAACTCTTTATCTTTCTTTTCCTCGTCGCAGTTTTGCAGATCATATCTTAAGAGTTCTTCCTTCAACTTACAATTTAAAAAGTATAGCTCACATAGAAGCTCCAAGGTATATTCATCTACATTTTCATCTTCAACCACATGTTTGAACAACGCTATAATCCGACTTTGCTGTTTTTCGCCTTTCTCTTTTATCCTGCAAAGATATTCAAGGGATAAAAAATAGTTTTTCGGCGCTGGCTTATCCATTAATAATTTTTTCCAAGTCAGTAAACCCGCCTATTAGCTGGTAAGAGGACTCATGTTCGTTGTTTTTAAAGAAGATTATCGGTACCGTCTTCCATCCAAAAGCACTTTTTACTTCTTCTGCTATTATAGATCTATCACCTAGAATAATCTTCTTATATGGGATGTTTTTCTCTTCCAAGAGATCAACTGCCATATGACAATAAGGACAAGTTGTCTTTACAAATAGAATATAAGTTCCATTTTCATGAGCTTTTATCATCGTGTGTTAGCTTTTCAGTTATGAGCGATAAAGAGCCCACAACAGTCATATAAGAGGACGAACGCGGGGACGAAGATACGTATATACGCGTGAATTCCTGCATCTCGTTTAATCCCAAGCCTATTTCTTTGTTTTTAAGCTTTTCATTGGCAATCGTGTCTTCTCTCAGCAGCACGATGTGTTCCTTGTTAACAACCACTTTCCTTATGGAAAGCCCAGAGGAAGCTTGGGAAGTTCTTCTGTTACCCTCTGAATCTATTCTTGTGTAAAGAGATGTAGAGCTTTTTTCATATAATTCTGTTAATACAACAAACTGACTCATCGAGGCTCTCCAGAATAAACATCTTTTTGGTTAACAAACCAAGTATCTCCATTAAAATATACACCTAGCTCTTGACTTCTTTTGCCGTCGACAACCAATAAGTACTCTGGAGTTTTTGTAGTATAGCACTCTACGCTACACTCTGACTCGTCATAGGAGCGGTACTTGTTCATTATAACTTCTGATGGTACATAAACCAAATGGCCTTCTTTATATATTCTCTTCATCTTTAGTCTCCTGTTGCTCTTCTGGTGGAGCGGCTTGCTCTTCTGGTGGAGCGGCTTGCTTGTTTAGTTCTATAACTTGTGCTTCGAAGTTCAGCATCGCCTCGATGATGTCCTCAACATCGTCTGAACACCTGTCAATTATTTTCTTTGTGTTGGCGAGTTCAATGGCGAGATCTCTAAAAGTACTCCCTTCACTCTCCATTTGGAGTCTAGTTTTAAAAACTCTTCCAGCAGTCGCTTTCATTCTCGGGGATAATTCTTCTAAAAGTTCTTTGATTTTATCTACAAAGTCTTCGAACTCAACACGTTGAGTAAGTTTAAATTTCATTCGTTCCTCTATAAAGTCTACGCTATCTTTAGTTAATAATTATATTGTTAAAAATAAGGGCAGTGAATATACCAACTGCACTAGTAACAACGATCCACATCAATTTCGATTGCGTTTTTTTCCATGTTTCCAGTTCTCTCAAGCGAGTATATATTCCCTCATCAGGATTATAAACTGCTTCTTTAATCTTGCTAATATCGTCCGCCATTACACCCTGGCGTTCTTTTACTGTATCAATTCCATCCATCATTCTCTGGAGCTTACCATCCAGTTCAATCAAGTCGATCTTTATGTTAGTTTCGCAAGTTTCTTCAACCATCTTACATGCCCTCCAAAGTGGCACATATTAAATAGTAATGAAAAAATTTAAAGCTCTATGATTGAATAGTTTGTTGTAATCAAAGTAGAAGAAACCGAAACTGCGTTCTGTAAAGCAACTCTTGTTACTTTAGCAGGATCAATTACTCCACTTTCAAACATGTCTGTCAGCTCTCCAGTAGCAAAATTGTACCCAATATTATCTTCTGCCTCCAAAACCTTGTTGAGTACAATATCCGCTGACTCGCCGGCGTTTATGGCCATCTGGCGAATCGGCGCAGACAAAGAATTAAGAACGATCTTTGCTCCAATCGCCTGCTCTTCATTGTCTGTTTCCACATCCAGTTTAGATGCTGAAAGCAAAGCTCTACCTCCACCGGGAATCATTCCTTCGGCTTGGGCAGACTTGACTGCTTCCAGAGCATCTTCTATGCGGTGTTTCTTTTCTATCATCTCGACCTCTGTGGGTGCTCCAACATGAATTATTGCAATCCCGCTAGCAAGTCTAGATATTCTTTCTTGTAGTTTTTCACATCTGTATAAATCTTTTGTATCTGCTATGTCTTCTTTAATCGAGTCAATTCTTTCTTCAATCGCCTCTTGATCACCTTTGCCTCCGACAATTGTTGTGAAGCTTTTTTCAACCTCGATCGTTTTGCAGCTTCCAAGATGTGATAGCTTGACATCTTTCAGTGTCAAACCAGCGTCTCTTGATATAAAGGTAGCTCCGGATGCTACACAAAGATCCTTCAAGATCTCTCGGCGTTCTTCTCCATAGCGAGGAGCTTTGACTGCAGCAACCTTTAGCGTTCCTCTCTGCGAGTTCATGATCAGCGCAGCTAGAGCTTGGCCCTGTACTTCTTCGGACACGATAACTAGCGGCCGAGCGTCGCGGGCGATTAGCTCAAGAATAGGATAGATCTCTTCTACTGCTTCAATCTTATAATCGGTCACGAGCATGAGAGGGCTGTCATACTTTACTACTTCCCTTCTCTCATCTGTTATAAAAGCCCTTGCAAAGTATCCAGAATCAAACCTAAAGCCCTCGACGACATCAAGGCTGGTCTCGGAGGAACGAGCCTCTTCAATCGTTATAGCGCCATCCTTGCCTGCCTGATCAACCGCCATTGTTACGAGATCACCAACTGAAGTATCTCCGTTGGCGGATATTGTTGCAATGTGCCTTACGTCCTCTTCGCTTGACACTGGCACCGAGATGTCTCTAATATAGTCGACAACGGTGCCGACTGCTTTATCCATGCCTCTCTTAAGCTCGACCGGAGAGGAGCCGGCAATAAGATGTTTTTGGGCCTGTGATAGAATCTCTCTTGTCAACACCGTAGCAGTCGTTGTTCCATCGCCGGCGTTGGTATTTGTTTGTGATGCGGCTTGTTTAACAAGCTGCGCGCCAGTGTTTTGAACTGGATCTTCTAAATCCACGAACTTGGCAACCGTCACACCATCCTTCGTTACAATAGGATTTGGTGCGCCAACTTTATATAGCACAACATTTCTGCCTCTTGGGCCTAAAGTTGATGCTACGTTATCAGCTAAAATATTAACACCTTCAAGAATTCTCTCTTGAAGATCTCGTCCAGATTCATAATGCTTGGGCATAACTATTCCTTTATCTAGTACACACTATAATAACAACAAATCAATATAAAGTCAAGAGGTTAATTAACTATTTTGATTGTTTTGTTAATTCGCTCGTGTGGCGCGAAAGTTCCTTTGCCGTATCGGACGCTTTAAATGCGTCTCCAGTTCTGTTTTGCAAAAAGTACCCATTAATGTATTGTGACAATTTTTCAAGATTTTCATAAATTGGCGCAACCTGGGCTTTTAGCACATCACTATATTTTTGAATAACTCTATAGATTCTTTTTCTATCGACATTAATCGTTCCATAAACCGTACTACGGCCACGAACTGTGACAGGTTTGATATGAAACTGCGTGTCTCCCTTTGCGGCGCGGGCGTATTCTAGAGCGGTTGCCCAACGAATAATAGATTCTGCGTCTCCGTTCTTTACGAGGGCTTGAAGCTTCTGTTGTGCGTCAACAGCCTTCATTTGGCCTGTCTTGGGGTTGAGCATTGCGAAATACCTTTGAATGTGTGCGGGACTTTCGGGCTGATCTAGTCCCCAGCCTTCGATAGTATCCAAATACGCGGCTCTGCGCGCCCTCGCGAGCTTCACTAATTCAATTGCTGCAGCCGCGCGACCTTCCGGATTGTCCTGCTGTAAAAATTGTGCTTCTAATTCATCACTAATTACAAGGTTTTCTATTCCCGATGCTCCAAACTTTTTCTGTGTAAACGCGCGGAAAGAACTTTTCGCTTTATCACTTAACATGTTTGCTGCGACTTGTTCTCTGGCTTTTGCAGCCGTAGAAGGCATGGGAATAATATTTCTCCAATCAGTTATTTTTCTCCAGTCCATCTTAAGCTCCTGGTCAGGAGACAAGCCCATCATTGGATATCTGTAAGTTCTTACATTATTCATCCAGATTTTCGCGGCGCGCTTGATTGAGTCGGGATCATTAACTTCATTTAAGCTAGCATCCTGGATAGTAATATCTTCCACAGCTTCTAAAAATTCTGGTGCTTGAAAATTAAAATGTTTTTCATCGAGCCACATAAAAAAGTTTTCTGGTTTAATCGTAAACGAATAAATGTCTAGTCGATTACCCTTTGTCTTTGTCGCAACAATATATTCAATGCCCTTTTCATTCGCAACAGCTGCGATCTCCGGTCTTCGGAAGAATCCCAGCAAGTTAACGATACTGCCTTCAATAATAGTTCTCGTGCTAAGAAGTTTCAGGCTGACAGGCTGTCCAGGATCTCCTGTTTTTGGATCCACGAAGAACATACAATCTTCAATCGGAAGCGTCCCACCAACTCGATCTGTAACCTGCTCTCCCTGTAGTAAGCCAGACAGGAAAGCTTCAAACAAGAAACCCGCAGTTGATTCATTAAAATCGTCTAAAGTTTCTTGGAGCATTTTCAAGGCACCAAGGCTGGCCATAATCTCTGAGATCTTTGGATCTGTCGACATCGTGCCGGCGGCGATACTATTGATCGAGTCGACCTTCTCCCCAAGAGTGTTGCCTTTAATATTTCTAGAAATGTATTTTTGAAAACGAACGCGTTCGTCTGTACCTAACTTTCCGGCCTGTTCGGTGGGCGCCTTGAAAGACTTCAGCGCTGTGCTATAAAACTTTGCTCCGCTGAATTTGTCGGAACCTTTCTCTTCTTTAATCAATTCCAAGTATGGCTCAAGCGCGTCCATTTGTTCGTTGATCATGGAAAGTAATGAATCAAAAGAGAATCCATCTTCATAGTGTTTTTCTATTAACTTATCGATATCACTCATATTATTAATTAGTCCTCTGGATTATTAGAAAGAATATTAATTTCATCAATAATTTTATCTAGCTTTAAACCTGCCGTATCAATCTTTTTTCTAGTTAGATGATAGTGGCACACAACGCCCTCAAACACTCCCTTCACCGAGGGATCGTGGACGGCCGTCAAAAGCTCGCCATCTGCATCACGAGGGCAATCTAAATTAATATCGTAGACTTCGTTTAGAAACTCCAATAAAGCTTTATAAGCTAGGATTTGTGCCGGATAATATCCCAGATGAGGCTTGAGCTTGACCCCATGAACAACACTGTCTGTAAGGACCGGACGTTCATCAAGTCCGTTCTTTAAATAAGTCTTTTGATACTTTGTGTAATAAGCATTGCTGAAATCTATTCCAATCGATGATGCATTGACTCGTCTATTGCCAGCGTGCCAAGCCACATGGTTGCAGTCCAAAAGCTGAACAATCGTGCCGTCATTGTCGATAACAAAGTGAGTAGATATGTCTCTGCGCTCCAAGATCCTTTTGCAAGAAGCGGCAGACAAGCAGGCATCCCAATGTGTCACAACCATAGTGGGGTTTCTAGCACTCTTTTGCTCCTTATAACAACCTTCTCTTAATAGATCTACTTTTACTTTATCCCATTTAATAGGTATCATGGTGCCGTTGCAGAGGATACGACATTCCGCGCCCGGGAACGCTTCACGATTTGTGAACACTCTTCTGAACGTTTGTGGGCCGACTAGGCCGTCAGTCTTTAAGCCGTGGATCCTCTGGAACTCTTCTACTCTATCAATAAGATAAAAATCAAACTTTGTAGCTCCAAACCACTTTGGTGTCCAGCCGTGCTTCTTGGCTGACTTTTTATTATAAGCTATTTTATATAATTTCATCTGCGATTCCCAATTCAACAGCTTCTTTAGCATCGAAATAAACATTTATCTTCCTATCCATTAGTTTCTTAATATGTTTCTGGGTCATGTCGCTTTCTTCACTTAAAGCTTTTATATATCTCTTTTGAATCCAGCGAGCCTCTTCCATTTCATTCTCTATATCTTGGATGTGACCAGACTGACCAGACACAACTCCATGTAACATGACCCTACAATTTGCACCAATCTTTCTTTTGCCCTTGGTGCCACCGGCCAATAACAACACTCCTGCTGACATTACCTTGCCCATACCTATGGTGTGTATTTCACAGTCATGTTTTATTAGTCTCATTGTATCATATACAGCGAACATATCCAGCGCGGAGCCTCCCCAAGTAGATATGTACAAAGAGAATGGATCAAATCGCTCTTTGTCCTCTTCTATTATTAAACCAGTGTCGCGGAGATAATATAGGCCGGCTATTACATCGGACGCGCGCTCCTGGTCTATGTCACCATAAAGACTAGCCATTCTAGTTTTTGGTGGTTCCGGTGGTGCGATACCGTCGAGGCCTGGAATATTAAATATTATAGGCGCATCCTCTTTTTCTTCTGCTTGTGTCTCTTCTGAACTTTCTTCTGTATCTTTTTCTTTTTTAGTCATTGTTAAACCGTTCATTAAATTGTTGTCTTGCCTCTCTCCAATTTGTAAACTTCATAGCACCTCTGAAAAACTTGGGTGATGAATAAACTAAATTCGATATAGTCAAATTTTGCCAAGTTGATAATGTTATTTTATCAATTTCTCTCATTTTGTTAATGTCTTCTTGAGAATAATTCGTCGAATTAGCAGCTTCATACTTCATCTCTAGAATTATTTTAAAACTCTCTTCTGTAATCATCAGCAACTTTAAGATTTCAGTGACAGACTTTTCTGCTAGCAACAAAGCATATGCGTTGCCCAATAAAATACTGAAAAAGCGATAGCAAATCGCGCCCATAAAAAACCAGAGCCCTGCTTCCAAGACGTTCATTTCTCCAAACATAAACCCTCCTGGGTTTATTATAGCACAAAATAAAAAGCCCGTCAAGGACGGGCATAGTTATTTTAAAGTTTTTTAAGCCTTAATTATTTCGAGGAGGCTTGAAGAATTCTCTGTGCAACCCGTCGTGTGATCTCATTGACGATATCTTCATCAACAGTCTCTTCTGTTACAGCTTCTTCTTCTGTTACAGTGTCTTCTTCTGTTACAGTGTCTTCTTCCATGACAGGCTCGTCGTCTACTGGAGTGTCATCAACATCAAGCGGAGCGTCGTCAAGCGGAGCGTCGTCAAGCGGAGCGTCGTCGGCAGGCGCGTCACCTTCCACTTCAGCTTGGAAACCGTGCTGCTGTAGGACACCAAGAAGATCGCGAATAAGATCGTCATTGTCAACCGTAACTTCTCCGCCTTCGGCAGCCGGCTCCGGAGCGAGATCATCGACAGGCTCGTCGTCCATTGGAAGATCTTCAGCACCAGCATCCACGTCTTCTCCGCCCATGTCGTCGTCGCGGTCATAGACGGCGCCCATGCCCTCTTCTGCTACCTCTTCTTCGGTAACATCTTGTGTCTCCTCTAGACCATCAGTCTCCTCAAGGAAGTTTTCTGTAAGGGCCTGGATGTTCGCCAACTTCATCATTTTGCGAACTGCTGTTTCGTTAAGTAAACGCTTCTTCATTATGACTTCTCCTCGTTAAAGTAGTCGTTTCTAAAATAAATAGTGTTATAAATGTTTAAATGCAATTTATTTTTTAATAATTCTACCGAGTTTTTTCTTTGCTTGATCTTCTATTTGCTTGACTCTAACGAAACTTATATTCAATCTTTTTGCTGTTTCTCTTAAGGTTAGAGGTCCGTGCTTATTAATAGATTCCTGTATACAATTTAAATCTTTCTTATACTCTATCCATAAGCGACACTCTGTTTTATTGCAAGGAGACTTGGCTTGTCTGCACTTTTCTAAACATTTCATAAATCTGGATGTTCCTTTTCTATTATATCAAATATGCTTTCTATCATTTCGTCGTCAAGAGAAAATTGTTTTTTCACTTTCTTTCCTTGATCTCTCAAAATTCTAGACTTTCTTCTTCTAGGCTTGCCTTGTACTTCATACTTTTCTTTATATTCTTCAAGGAATTCTATAATACGCCGGTCTTGATTCAAATAGCCTGCTATCATGGCTCTAAAGAATTCAGATTGATTCATGCTATCGTATTTTAAACGCACACGAAAATCTACTTGAGTCTTTTCGTTCTCGTAGAATGTGATCTTCTTCCTGTCGCGAGGATCTGGGATTGGTGGCTTTTCTTTCGCCACTATTTGCTCCTTGACAAGATATGAGTAAAGCTCTCTGATTGGCCAGCGCTCGTCTGCTTGATAAAGCTAGACTTGGACTGAAACTCTTTCAACGTTCTCGAACCTGAATATGAGAAGCCGCTTTGGATACCTCCACGCAGGTCTCTCAATACGTTCAGTGTTTTTCCTTTGTAGGGCACTGTGGTGGAGATGCCTTCTGGGGACGAGGATTTTCCACGCCAAGCTTTTTGTGCAGCCTTCGAAGCCATGCCGCGATAAACCTTGTATTGTTTACCATCCGCACTTTTAAATACCTCTCCTGGCGTAGCATTCGTTCCCGCTAATAGAGAGCCGACCATAACAAAATCAGCGCCGGCTGCTATCGCCTTTACTATATCGCCAGAGGTCTTAATCCCTCCATCGGCGATTATTTTCGTATTATAAGTAGTACGTGAACAGTCCAAAACACTCTGAAATGTTGGTATTCCGTGGCCAGAGACCAATCTAGTGGAGCATATACTGCCACCTCCGATACCTACGCGGATGCTGTCGGCTCCCCAGGAAGCCAGAGCATCAAACGCCTCCAAGGTTGCAACGTTGCCAGCCATAATATGTACTTCGTCGCCAAACAAGTCTTTCAGAGATTTTAAGCATCGCTCCATCATTGAGTGGTGGCCGTGTGCAACATCCACACACAGCACTTCAGCGCCGGTGTGACGAACGGCACGGGCTCGGGTGAGATACTCACCTGTCATTCCAATGGCGGCGCCGACAGGGCCAGCGAATGTGGTTACTGCTTTATGTACTTCATATGCCTGCTGCTCTGGCGTATTGTATCTGTGGATTATACCTAACCCGCCAGCCTCCTGCATCACCCTAGCCATGCGATGCTCGGTTATTGTATCCATCGGACTAGATATGACCGGCAATTCGAGCTTCAAGTTTTCACTTAAGTAGCTGGTGGTATCTACTTCTGTTCTGCTTTCAATGTCGCTATATTTTGGTGTTAGCAAAACATCATCGAATGATAAAGATTCTTTTATATCGTAATTACTCATTTTCTTGTTCCAGGTTATTTATTAATCTCTCGACATACCACTTTGCTTTTTTTAAGTCTTCCAAAGGTTTATCTTTATACTTGTGCCTAGAAAGATATTTGATTGCATTGCCAGTATTAAAATCCATCTCCCAAGATTCTATAAAGTCTATAACTTCGATACCTTTGTTATAGTGGTCTGGGTGATCTACTCTTTCCGGCTTGCCGTTGCCTTCTCTACCATCCATTTGGCATCCAGTCTTTTAATACTTCTGCTAATCTTTCATCGTTCACTGCTTTTTTGCTCACAGTTGTTTTATTTGTCGAACCTAGGGCTCCATCCCCGCGAGAGGATATAGAGATATCTTCGCCGTAAAGGCTGTCGTTTTCAACAAGCCGGGGTCGGAAATGTACAACCGGCACGAGAACCAGTTGCGCGATTTTGTCCCCGGTCGCGACGAATTGCTCTTCGGTTCCAATGTTATGAAGATCAATAAACACTTCGCCATCATAGCCGCTGTCAATAATGTGTGCTCCAACAACAAGGGATCTTTTCGCGCCCATACTAGATCGGTTGCAAACCTGCAGCATGTATCCGTGCGGGACGCCGAATTTAAGTCCAGTTGGAAGAAGCTTATTTTCACCCGGCATAACAGAGACCACACTCACCTTTGGATCGCTTGGGCAGTAAAATACATCTAACCCCGCATCGCTTGGGTTTGCTCTATCCGGAGCTTTCGCGCCGGGTCTTATCTTATACTCCAAAATCATTACGGAACTCCTTTGTTATTCTTTCTGATGGGCAACACTTCTTTGAAGGTGCTGTTGCCGACATACGCCGCGTTAGGAAGTGCATTCCTGCGATCCACCATAGTGTGCCATAATAGGGTGTCACTAGCAGAGGATGAAACGAAACCAGCATTGGAAGCGTAAGCGGTACCGCTAACAAGGTTGCCAATAGTAGCACCAATAAGCAGCGCCATGAGTATAACAATAGTTTTTTAATCTTTTCTTTCATTAAGTTTTTCTCCATAGTCTTTAATGATCTCTTGTGCTTTGTTCCAGCACTCGGGACAATATAAATTAACCTTGCCCTCTTGTTTTCTAACTGCCACAAACCAAGTTTGCGCGTGTTCTTTTGATTTCTTATCAAACGGCTTCTGGCAAGTTAAACATTCATCTCCTAACTGATCAAACAAGCCTATCTTTTGTTTTAAATCTTTCTTTGCTTGTTTAGCTTTATTGCGAGCCATTTTTCTTTTTAAGCTTCCCATTATCCTAGCAGCCTGAAATTATAATACATTGATCTAGTTGAAAAGCCCCACTGGTCATCATAGTCTAGCTTGCCCATGTAAGGACGATTGAGATGAATCTGATCTCCCTCTCGGACGCCCCAGCATTTGATGCTGGTCATTGTTGAGGTAGCGTCGATAACTCGAAGAATCCAATAAAGCTTTCCATTCTTTGTTTTCTTCTTGATCACTTCTCTCGGAATAAACCATGCTACACCTAATTCGTTATCCCATTCTCCAATCGGAGGAACGCAATAATCATTCAACTTAGATTGTACATCTTTATCGACCACCATGTCAATAGGAAAGATACCAGTTAGTGAAGAAATATATTCAATCTTCTCTTCTTCTGTAAAATTACCTTCTGGAGCGTACTCTTCTATATTTTCTTTAAACTTCTTTGGATTCTTTGGCCTCTCGACTGCGACAGAAGTCCAAAAGTGTTTGGCTCCTGTAAATCTATCGTCGATAAATGAATCTAAAGCTCCCGAACGACATAGAACATCCAATGCTTTTTTATTTAGTTTAGAATAAACAACGTTCTCATTGAAAATAAAGTCTTCGATATCTTTGAAAGGGCGATTCTTTAGAATCTGCTCGGTAGCGGAATCTCCAAGGCCTTTGATAGAAGTTAAGGGCTGGATAAGAGTTGTCCCATCTTCGCTGATTTCCCACTGAACTCCAGAAGTATTGACATCCAGATCTCTTATATCGAAGCCAGCTTGCTTGGCGATATTGATAGCCTCTTCCTTTCTTCCCTCTGGTTCTTTATCAAGGAAAGCGGCCATCCATTCTGCGGGATAGTAGTTTAGAAGCCATGCACACTGGACGCTAAGAATACTATAAGACACAGCATGAGACTTGTTGAAACCATACCCGGAGAAATATTCAAACTTCTGCCACAGCTGGTTCGCTGTTGTCTCATCGATTCCCTTCTCTTTGCAACCCTCGATGAACTTTTTCTCAATCTTTCTCTTATCTCTTGCGCCTTTACCTGTACCCTTTTTGGTAAGCAGCTTGCGCAGTAGATTAGCTTCGTCAAGAGAGATATCTTTTCCAAGCTTGTGAGCCAATATAGCGATCTGCTCTTGGAAAATAAGGAAGCCGTAAGTTTCCTTCGTAACCTGTTCTACAATCGGATGAACATAGCTGATATCTTCTGGGTTTTTCTTCGCTCTCACATAAAGTTTGTCGACATCAGCCCCCAAAGGTCCTGGCCGGTAGATGCTCGTGATTGCAGAGAGATCAATAATATTGTCTGGCTCTGCACGTTTGCAGAAATTTTGTGCTCCCTTTTGAGTAAACTGGAAGATTCCCGCGAACTTGCCATCCTTAAATACGTTTTCGTATATCTCTTTGTCGTTTAGATCTAAAACATCCGGGTGGAGTTTCTCGTTATAGAATTTCTTGATCTCGCCAAAGGTTGGAGAGTCGACACCATGATGCCTCTTCAGGATATGCCCGATAGCACCTTCGATCATACGAAGCGTTGAGAGACCCAGGACGTCAAACTTAATAAACCCTAGTGGCTCAAGGTGCCTAACGTTCTGCCCCTCGGACCAGGGGGTCTGTAAAACTCCGCCGCTCTGGATAAGAGGCATGTGGTGATCTAGGTCTTCTCCAATAACAACCCCGCCGGCATGTCGGCTGACTGCGCGCACCTGCCCATATAGGGCTTCAACGTGTGTCTTGATATCAGGATACTTATTAAAGAACGATTGAAGGCTTACGGAAAACTCCATTACTTCTTCAAACGTCGGAACGTAGACCCCTGACTTAATTCCGTGGCGTTTCTTGGCCATCGGAGTTGCTTCGTGAATCATTCTAGAAGTTACAGAATTAACCTCGACAAACGGAACATTATAAAACTTTGAGATATCTTTAATAAGCGAACGAAGCTGAAGAGTGTTAAAGTTAGAGATAGGTACAACGGTTGTTCTGCCCCACTCTTCCATCAAATACTCTTTAATTTCCATAGGTTCGGCTACATCAAAGTCAATATCTGGATAGTCTGTAGCGTCTTTACGAAGGAATCTCTCGAATAGGAGTCCATACTTTATAGGATCAACTTGCGTAATACCTAACACATAGGCAACAAGTGAGCCTGCTGCGGAGCCTCTGCCCGGGCCAGTCAGCATGACTTCATTAGATTTGTCTGCTACCGCCTTCATTGTCAAGAAGTACTTGCTAAACCCTCTGTCCTCGATGACATCGATTTCCGTCTCAAGTCTCTCCACATAGTTCTTTCTAGTGAACAGACCCATGCTCTTGAGGCCTTCGAAACAGAACTTGCGCAAGGTTTCATCTGCGGTCGAGTCCGGCGGGACAACAAATCCTGGCAACCTTACCTCGGTGTCAGGATCGAATTCTTCAATTAGTTCGTGTGCAATGTGGTAAGTGTTTGTTATAGACTTAAGAACAACATCGTCGTCGTAATCATAACCCTCGGAATACTTCTTATAGCTTTCCCACATTTGATCGCCGTTCTTTGGATATAGCTCGTAGCCAATCTCCTCAACGTCAATAGGAAGCTCGTCAGTCATCCACTCTGGTCGGTTTCGACCAATCCAGCCTAGTCGCTTGTAAAGCTCTCTGTCTTTCCAGGCAACAGGGTTGGGATAATGACTGTCAGCGGTTGATACCAGATTGATACCAAACTCTTCATGCATCTTGATTACATACTGGTTTAGTTCGTGTTGCTCTGGAATGTTGTTCCATTGAATCTCTCCGAACCATCTGTCACCAAAGATATCTACCATATTACGGGTAGTCTCTCGCATAGCTTCAAGAACAGCATCTTCGCCTTCATCCCTATTTTCCCAATAATTTCCAGCATATACGCCCCCAAGACAGGCGGAGCTTGCGATGACTCCTTCTCCATATTTCTTAAGCAATTCGTAGTCGACGCGTGGATATCGGTAGTAATTGTCTCCCTGGTACGATTCCGATACCATCTTGAAGATATTGTTGAGACCAGTTTGGTTCTGGGCGAGTAGTACAAGGTGCCGCCTTCTTTTGAGGATGCCGTTGCTTTGCTTCGACGCACCCTCGTTTTCGATTGACATCTTCGTATCGTTTTTTTCAAGGGTTTTCGCTGACTTCTTGTCATTTTTCGCGTTTTCATAAGCTTCCTTCCAGTCTTTTACAGAGGTTGTGAAATACGCTTCGACACCAAAGATTGCTTTGAATTCTTTGCCATCGGCGCGCATCTTTTTCAGATGAAGAAGCTGATGGGAAAAGCCATTCATGTTACCATGGTCAGTTAGTGCTAGCGCATCGCACCCGTTGGAATACGCAAAGTCCATGTGCTCATCCGGATATCCGAATCCATCAAAAGGAGAGCCGGCCACACTGTGAGCGTGGAGCCCTACAAACGGGATCTTGCTTTCAACTCGCTCTGTCATTTAGCACCTCGAAAAGACTTCATGATCTTGTCATAAATTACATGCAATTGATCAAAGTCCTCATCTTTAGAGATCATCCGATAAGCTCGGATAGCATCTCGTATTTCTTCTTTTGTGAGCCAAGAGTTTTCTACATAGTTCTTTCTCAAGTCTCTCTTGTGTTCTTTAAACGGCTCCATCTCATCTTCCACCGCTTTAAATGATTTAATAAATTCAATAACATGCTCGTCTTTAGTCTTGTCGGACATGTGTCACCTCCAATTCATAGTATACATCTACTATATCGCAGCTAGCGAAGAAAGTCAAGATTAAAATATACTTAAATAACGCTCGCCGCGATCTGGTAAAATAGTGACCGCAGGAAACGACGGATTATTCTCTTTAATCCATTTCTCTGCAGCTAATATATTTGCTCCAGAGCTTATGCCAACTAGCAAGCCATTCTCTCTGGCTAGTCTCTTTGCTCGCTCTATCGCATCTTCAGTTTTAATGCGAACAACTTGGTTTATTTCTTTCCTATCAACAAGATAATCTCCACCGTCTCCGATACCTTGGATACCATGTTTGTCTGAATCCTCATCTGGAACAACTAATACAAATTTAGTTTTTCTTCTTTGGCTTTTAAAATGTTGTCTAACACCCATAATTGTACCGCCAGTACCAGCACCGGAGATGAACGCAGATATTCTTTTATCACCAGTATTAACTTGAATTTGATAAGCTATCTCTAGAGCCGTTGTTTCTCTATGACAATCAATATTCATTTGATTGCTAAACTGTTGTAAAGAAAAGTAATCTTTATTTTTCTCCAATAGTTCGTCTCTTAAAGCTATGGCTCCCTTGAAATCATTAATTCCAACTTCTATTATTTCTGCTCCGAATAAACGAATCATTTGCTTTCGCTCGTGGCTCATATTTTGTGGCATAATAATAATGACTTTGTGTCCCTTTACTGCGCCCATCATAGATATAGAAATGCCGGTGTTTCCTGATGAAGCTTCAATAATAGTATCTCCATCTTTTAGTTTTCCACTCCTCTTCGACCTCTCAAGAATATAGCGGACCATGCGATCTTTAATCGAGCCAGTGGGATTAAAAGCCTCGAACTTCGCATATAGCATATCATCCAGGTGCAGCAGTGGCGTGAAGCCAACAGTGTCCAAAACATTTTTTATCATTGTGGCCTCAATTATTATCTAAATCGTTAAGAACTATTTCTAAAGTTTGTGCAGCGTCTTCGCGAGCTAATTGCAGAGCCTCTTCATGCGAATACCCTTGTGCTTCATATTCCTCTACATCTAATTCAATTACCGCATCAACAGAACTCAATATTTTAGCTGCAGCATCGTCGGCTACTATATCTTTTCCGACATTTATAGGTTCTTCGCCGGGTAAGTATTCTGGTGTGCCTCTAACAGTTGTGCCGCCCTCTGGATAGTCATAATGTTCTGCTATCTTTGTTACGCGGCGCCCGGGCGTAGGTGGATAATGTTCGGATGGAGGCTTTGGGGCCATCACCGCTGCCGGATCTACTTGGAAGCGTCTTCCCAGGCCATATAGCTGAGACGCTGCGGATCCTGCCGGAGGTTCGCACTCTGGTGTATATCCATCCATTTCTCTCGCATAAGAATTGCTTAACACGGTCAAAAGATCTTTAAAAGCTACAGGATCTTCTTTCTGAAGAGCTGCCATGGTATTCATTATAGAAAGCCAGCAGGGGCCTTCGTTCTCATGGAGCAGGAAAGTTTCTTTCTTTTCATTTAAAACGCCTTTAATAAAGTTCTTTAATTCATCTCGGGAATATTGCATGTTTCGCACCTCTAAATAAATAGCATCTTAAGTTCATGAATCCACTCCTATTTTATTAAATTCTCGATAATTTAAAATATTCT